GATCAGCCGGTAGAACTGGCCGTCGTCAACGCCGTAATCCTTGCCCTCGAAATAATAACCGGTGCCCTTGGAGATGATGACGCGGTCGCCGACCTTGGGCTTGTGCTGGTCTGGAATGCCCTCCCAGTCGTCATAGGTGAACGCCAGCGGGCTCACAGCGATCAGGGTTCCGCGAACGTCCATCGCCTGCTTGCGGTCCTTGGTCTCGCCGGGCAGCAAGATACTGCCGATCTTCTCGGCCATCTTGTCAAGGCACACCAGCACGTTGAACTCGGTGGGTTCGATTCCGGTGGGGTTAAGATTCATTTCCCTCATACTCCAGCAACTCCTCCAGGATTTCCAACGAGAGGCCGCTCAGCCCCTCGTAGCTCATCGACATCGAACGGAGGTCCGACAGGCCCTGCCGGCGCGCCAAATCCTCCAGGATTGCCGGAGCCTGGAATACCTGTTCCTTCCATGCCGCCTCCATTCCCGCCGAACGGTGCTTGAGGCATCTGAGGAACGCCTGCGTCTGGGGGAGCCCCAGCCATTCCTCCCATTGGACTTGGCTGTCCTGGCTGAGCCGGGACTTGCGCTTGGCCTGCTGCTGGCGTTGCTCCGCCATTGGGCTCTCCTAGCCTGATGCTCTCGATATTCGCTATGGTGGTCGCCGTATCCAGCATGGCGGTCATCGCCTCGACTGCAGCCTGGATATCCTTCAGCTTGGCGCTGGCCTCTTTCTCGTCCGCCGTCGCCTCGTTCTTGCGAATCTCCGCCAGCATGCCGCGGATCGCCAGCAGCTTCTGGGTCGGATCGTCCTCTTTCTTCGGCAGCAGCTTGTCGACATCGTCGATTTCTGCCGCCTCGAATTGCCTGAGTTTCAGCTCGCGCTGGTCGACGTCGGGATCGCCCTTGAATGCGTCGAGGAACTGCGCCTTGGCGAGCCGCTGGGCCGAGGTCGTCTTGCTTGGGTCCGACACCGGCCGGATGTCATAGTCGCCTGCAGCGTAATCCGCCCGCGCAATCGCCTTGGGGGTGTCGAGCACGTAGTTGTACGCCTGTTCCGGCAGGTAGGCGCCGTTGAGCGTGTAGAGAAGGTTCAACTCCTTGCCCAGCGCGCGGTAGATGCGCTTGTAGATCGCCGAGAAGACCTGCAGCCCCTGCTCGATCAGGGCCAGCACCGTCGTCGGCTGCATGTTCTGCTTGATCTCGCCAGTCATCACGTCGCGGATCTGGGCCAGTTCCTTGCCGGCCTCGATCATCAGGCCAAGCAACTGGAACAGGGTCGGACTCGGCTCGGAAGTTTTCCGCTCGACCATGTTCTCGCGGAGCGTTCCGCCAGCAACGTTGACCATCTTCCATTCGCCGGGCTCCCATTCGAGCCGCCCGCCCTTGAGGTTCACTCCCTTGCCGATGAATCCGCCGCCTGCGTTCTGGTCAGTCGCGGCGTCGAGAAGCTGGTTGATGATCGAATTGATGATCGTGTTGTGCTCCCTGAGCAGGAAGCCGAACCCGATGTCGAGAAACTTCCCCTCGAAGTTGGGGAGGAAGCCGTACTTGATGAACTCGACGTGGCGCTTGACGCAGACGACGCGGCCCGAGCCCGGCTGGTTCATCATCATGTCTTCGCGGGTCCGCTCCCGCATCACGCCACTGGGCCAGAACCCGGCCTTTAGGCTCAAGACCTTGCTGCTCGCCTTGTGGATGACGGCGATGTAGGGCTCATCGTACTCGTCATCGTCCAGATCGTAGCGGCAATGGCATTCGAGCATGGCCTGCTCAGCCTGTTTGTGCTCGCCATCCATGTTGAGTTCGGTCTCGACGTAGCGTCCATCCCGCATCCGCTCGGTGATCTCGTGCGGGAAGAGTTCGAACTCCTTGCAGAACAAGGGGATGGTTTCCAGGTCCTTGGCCGCCTGCGTCATCACCAGCGACTTGGCGCTTACCAGCGAAGTCTTGGGGCGGGTGTAGGTCGGGTCCCACACCATCTGCCGGAAGATGCAGCCATGGAACGGCAGCATGTGGAGGAGCTTGTCGGTATCCTCCTCCCATTCCGGCATGTCCTCAAGAAGCTGCCAGTTCTGGTGTTCCGCGACACGATCTGCCCGGGCGCGTTTCTCTCCTGTCGGGTCTTCACCGATGGTGCGAACTCTTGCGACTTCCTGGCCCTTGACCACCGCAGGATAGGCTCTCGATCCGAACTGGAGCGCAGCTGTGAGGATCAGCGGATACTTGACGTTAGCAGCCCCAGGCCATGGGAAATCCTTGGTCTCCCGCTCGCCACGGGCCAGCGACATGATCGCTTCCCAGTCCTGCTCCCATTCCTCCCGTTCGACCTTGTCGCGCTCGTAGCCTTCGACGCACTGTTGCGCGATCTTGTTGAGGGCATCGTCCTGAAGGACGAACGCGAGGTCGACGCCTTTCTCGGCGATCTCCTCCAGCCGGAGAACCTGAGGATCGCGCTGGGGCTCAGCCTCGACCGGCGCCGGAACCATCGATGGATCGAACTCGTCCACGTCGGTATCCGCCGGAGCGTCGTATTCCGGCATCTGCTGAAGCGCGAGGGCTGACATCAGTAGCGCGCGATCTTGTCGATGCGTCGTAGCCGTGTCGGATCAATCCACTTAGGCGACATCAAGTTCTGATTGCCGCAAATCTGCGCGTGCACGCCAGTGCCATTATCGCGGCTGCCAGGTCGCCTGCAGCATGAGCAGATTGGCGTGCGATCAACGTGCTCAACCTTGGAGTTCTCGTATCTGTCGTGAACAAGAGCGAGACTCCACCGGGGATCGGCCTTGATGGCCTCGAAAATCTCCGCGCTCCGCGCCGAATCCTCGATCTCCTCCGGCTTCAGGTAGTCGAATTCGTTGATGCCAGCCCAGATGCGTTCTGCGGGTCCTCCATCCTTGTCTCGCCACACACAGATCAGCGGGCCGGACGGGTTCGCCGGCAATGGACGCTCGAAACAGAAGCGTGCACGCATAGCTACGCGCAGGGGCGACCCCGGCCTGACCGGCTCATAGCGCCTATCATCCACATTCCGCGCCATCATGCGCGGCTTCAGGCGCCAGACTAGATCCTCGCCTTCGCGATGGAGGCCTGAAGCGTACCGCATGAAGCTCTCAGCGAAGACATGATAGGCCGCGTTCATCGCATCGAATGCCTCTCTGAGACTGTGCTGGACCGGCAAATCTATGCCGCCCATGGCCTCGGCTTCGTCCTTGAGGCAATTGTGGGCGAAGCTGACATACGACGTCCAATATTCGGTCCTGCTCGCTGGCTGGCCGTCTCGATGCGCTGGAAAGGCTGCTGTGATGTGGTCGAGAGCCGCCCCTTCCAGTAGTCTGACCGCTTCAGGCTCAACGCCCAAGCATTTGTGAACTTCGCTCATCAGTATCCCGTCCTCCCATCCCTGCTCCGACCTCGGCGCATGCTCTTGCGCTCGGCTTCCTCGTACTCATGCACCCTCGGAGCGACCGCATAGGCGAAGGTGAGCGCGAGCGAGTCCCAGTTGTCTGGTGATGACAGGCCGCGCTCCTTCATGTGTTCCTTCTTCTCCAGGACAATCGCGTTATCGAGGTTGTAGCCATACTCGCGCCCAACGAGGTCGTCCTCGATCTCCTGTTCGTCGGGGATCGCACCGCGCTTCAGCCAGTTGGCCATGTTGAGCGCCATCTCGGCCGACTTGTTGGCGGCGCGGACCGCATCGCCAACCCATGTCGCATCCGCCTTGCCGCCGAAGTTGATCTCATAGACGACGCAACCCTGTGGCAGGGCGAGCTGTTCCAGCCTGTCGACGACGCCGGCGCCGATCCCGGTTCCGTCGACAAAGATCGCATCGGCACGATATTGCTGGGCGGTTGCGGCAACCTCCGAGGCAAGCTGCATCGTGCTGATGTTGCGGAACCGCCTCCACGGTCTCGACTTTGCATCCCTGCCCTGTCGCGGCGTTATGATGCTCTGGTCGTCTCCATAGCGCGCGACATCGACTCCGAGCACGACCGCTTCCGTTCGAAGCGCCTCACAGATCCGCTTCCTCGCCTCCTGCACCGTCTCCGAAGAGATCAACTGCATCGCGCTCTGGCGCGGGAACTGGCCTAGCCAGCGGACACGGACATAGTCGCTGTCCGCGCCGTGATCCGCCATCTCCTGGGCGATCAGGGCCTTGTTGGTGCGCTTCGCTGTCCGGCTGTCGATCTGCCGGGTAATCCAGCGGTGCTTGAAGCGCCCGAGACACTCCCGGAACCGACCGGTGTTCTTGGTCGGGTTGCCGAGCGCTACCCAAAGCGCCCCGGTTTCCGACATGGCGCCGGACGACACCTCCCAGATGATGTCGTCGATAC